CGTCGAAGAGGCGTCACAAGTAGTCGTCGAATCGCCGAAGCAGGAACGCGGCGAAGACTTCGCAGGCAAGATCGCATCGCTCAAGGCAACTATTCTTCGGAACAGTTTGCACGGCGATAGTTAAGTTCGTTAGGCTACATAGATACACATTGCTTCGCGACGGAAGTCGCGAGGGGCAGTGCGAGCGACTTGAGGATTCAGGTCTGCGGCGCGCTAGCGGGAACACCCGCCAGCCGTCGCATTTCGCGTTTGGCTGGCTCAACTAGGAGCAGAAGCCAAATGGCATCGAATCTCAAGCGTCTTCAGGATCGTGCCGCGGCCATCGCCGCGCGAATGACCGAACTGGCCGCCGTGGCCGAGCGTTCGGAGGATCAGACCGTCGAACTGCGGAAGCTCTCCGGCGAAGCCGACACCGTCAAGGCTGACCTTGACTTTGAGTCGATGATCGCCGCCAAGGAGAAGGAACTCCGCTCGGTCGTCGAGGTCGCCGCTCCTGCTGCGGTCGCTGCCCCCGCCCCCGAAGCTCCTAAGACGGAGATTCGTGCGGTCAACATCCATCACACCCAGCTTCGCGCGTTCAACGACGGCCCCGAGGCTGTCGAGAGTGCCTACCGCTGCGGCCGATGGCTGCGTGCTCACACGTTCAAGAACGCTGACGACATCCGCTGGTGCAAGGATCACGGCGTCGAGGCCCGCGCTCTCAACGAGGGCAGCAACTCGGCTGGTGGTGCCCTGGTGCCCGAAGAGTTTGCCGCTCGCGTGATCCGCTTGGTCGAGAACTACGGTACGTTCGCCGCGTCGAACGTCGAGAAGGTCACGATGACCCGCGACACGATGATCATCCCGAAGCGTGTCTCTGGCACCTCGGCCTACTTCGTGGGTGAAGGCACCGCAGTCAGCGAGTCGGAGCCGACCTACGCCAACGTGCAGCTTATCTCGAAAAAGCTCGCGGTGGGCACGAGAATGTCGAGCGAAATCGTAGAGGATGCGTTAGTGAGCATCGCTGACAGCGTTGCCGCAGAATTTGCAACGAGTCTGGCTCTCAAGCAGGACATGTGCGGATGGCTCGGTGACGGTACCAGCACTTACGGCGGCATCTACGGCGTCGTGCCGAAGATCAACGATGGCACGCACACCGCTGGCGTCCTGACGGCCGGCACGGGTGCCACGGGCTTTGAGTCGCTGACGATCACCGACTTCATCAAGCTCATCGGCAAGATGCCTCTCTACGCCCGACAAGGCGCTGCTTTTTACATCTCTCCTGCTGGTTTCGCTGCTTCGATGGCTCGCCTCCGTTACGCGGCTGGCGGCAACACCGTCGAGCAGGTCGGCAGCGGCGTGAATGAGCAATTCCTAGGATTTCCTGTGAACCTCGTCCACGTCATGGACAGCACGCTCGGTGCTGACCCCTCCAAGGTGAAGGTGCTGTTCGCGAACCTCGGACTCTCGAGCATCTACGCTCGTCGCCGAGACTTCTCGGTCAAGCTTTACGATCAGGTCTACGCGACCACTGATCAACTTTTGCTCCAGGGAACGAGCCGCTTCGACATTGTCCATCACTCGCTCGGCGACAACACGACCGCCGGCCCGGTGATCGCTCTCAAGACCGCGGCGTCTTGAGCCTAACCAACCTCTAGAAGGAGAACCCTGTCCCATGCTTCATTCCCAAATGGAAAAGGTCGTCGCGGCCGTCCCCGCGTCCGTCGGCACCAGTGCCGTGACCCTGACGATTGACACCCTCGGTTGGGATCACGCGAGTGTCGCTGTCCTTCGGGCCAGCAACGCCTCGACGGTGTTCGCCAGCGTGCTGAAGATCGAAGAGTCGGACGACAATTCGACGTTCTCGAATGTCACCGGCTTCCTCGGCGGCACCGACTTCACCATCCCCGCCGTGTCCGACACCGCGTCGGCCGCGATGGTGAAGCTCGACGTGAACACGCAGGCGAAGAAGCGGTACCTGAAGGTCACCGCGACCCCGTCGGTGAGCGTGAACACTGTTGTGACGGCTCGGCTGTCCCGTGGCGAGAACGCCCCGGCCACCGCGTCGGAGGCTGGTTGCATCGGATGGGTCAAGGGCTAATCCCGTAACTGCGGGACGGCCATGATGGCCGACAAGGCGCAAGGATGCGCGCCCGCTCCAAACAAGGAGCGAACCGTGCTATTGCGAATTGGTAACTGTGACGCGGAAATCAGAGTCGCGGCGGTGATGTCCACCCCGCGACTCGGATTTACCGACAATTTCTTTTGCGTGGCGTCCGCGCTTGCCCCTCACGGCATCAGTCCAATGAAAGTGACAGGTGCCTACTGGGGTCAGTGTTTGCAAAGGGCGATGGAACAGGTCGTCAACGAGCACGACGTGATCCTGACCATCGACTATGACACGGTGTTCAACTCAAGGACGGTTGAAGCCCTGCTCGCCCTCCTCATGCACTCCGGCATGGACGCCATCGCTCCGCTTCAGACGAAGCGGGAGACGAATGCGGTCATGCTGGCGCTCCCAGGCGTGAGTGCAAGCGAAAAGACGGAAGTCGGCACCGACTTCTTCGAGAAGGTCGTCCAGCCGGTTTCGACTGCTCACTTCGGCCTGACGTTCCTGAGAACGTCAGCACTCAAGAAGATGAAGAAGCCGTGGTTTGTCTCTAGCCCGAACAGCAAGGGCGAGTGGGACGGAGATCACGTTGACGAGGACATTGGTTTCTGGAGGCAGTGGGCTGCCTGTGGCAACACGCTTGGCGTTGCGACCCAGATTAGCGTCGGACACGCCGAACTGATGATCACATGGCCGTCCAGAACCGACGCAGGCGGGAAGGTGCAGCAGCACACGACCGACTACTGGGGCAACGGCCAGAAGGCTCCCAAGGGAGCGTGGGGGTACGCAAATTGAAAATCCGCGTGCTCCAGAACTTTGATTGCTACGAAGCTGGTCAAGTCTTTGAGGACTGGCCGGCGGGCATGTGCGATCTGCTCGTTCGCCGCGGGCTTATCGAACAAGTCGAAACGGCCGAGGCCGTGACGGAAACGATTGAGCGGGCAGAGGTTGGCATCAAGACGAAGCCAAAGCAGAGGAAGTAATGGACACGATTGTCTTCGGTACACCGCAGAAGCCGACGGCGACGATTACGCCGTTTCGTAGTCTTCGGCGAATCACGTCGCCGGCCGTCGAGCCGGTGAGCTTGGCGTTCGCCAAGACCCACGCCCGCGTCGATACCGAGGCCGACGATCTCTACATCCAGTCTCTGATCTCGGTGGCGCGCGAGTATGTAGAGGACATTCTAGACATCACGATCTGCACAACCGTCTGGGAGGTCAAGTATGACCTGTTCCCAATCTGGGCGATCATCCTGCCCCGGCTGCCCATGCAGGACGCGGCGATCACGGTGACATACCGCAGCGGCGATGGCACCTACAGCACGCTCTTGAGCGCGAACGCCGACTTCCAAGTCGATGCCAGCGTCCTGCCTGGGCGAATCTACCCGCAGTGGGCCAGGGCGTGGCCGGCGACTCGAGGAGACGAGAACTCGGTGACGGTGCGGTACACGGCCGGCTACGGCAGCGACGGTCGAACCGCGCCAGCCGTGACCAAGCACCTCATCTGCATACTCGTCGCCCACTGGTATGACACTCGCCAACCGGCGGTCACCGGAGCACCCGTTTCGGTGCCGCAGACGTTTGAGACGCTTCTGGCCGCGGCCAGCATGGGGGTTTACCGATGACCATCCGCGCCCGCATTGACGTTGACGCCGTCTACCACGACGCCTCCGACACCTCGCTGACGGTCGGCACGCTGGCCGAGCATCTGGCTCCGTCTCTGACGCGGGCACAGACCATTAGCGGCAACGTCGGAACGGCGTCGGTGCAGATCGTCGGCACGACGCCGCTATCGACCCTGGTCGTGAAGAACACGGGAGCGGGAGTCCTGCGGCTGGCCGGCAGCATCGACGTGGCCGCGGGCCGGCTCGCCGTCCTCCCCGTGACGGCGACACTTACGGTTTCGGCTCCCTCTGGGTCTGGCTCATACACCGCGCTCTGGATGGGGTGAGCCATGATCAACTCTGGCGCAATGCGAGAGCGGGTGACGATCCAGCGGCCCGTGGAGAGCCAAAGCTCGTTCGGCGAGACGACGCTCTCCTGGGAGGACGAGGGCACGGTCTACGCCAGCGTAATGGGCGTGAGGGCCGCCGATTACTTCGCTGCCCAGCAGGCTGGCGTGCTCGTCACACACCGCATCCGCATCCGCTTCTTCCCCGGCTTGACGCACCAGCACCGTCTGATCTGGCGTGGCCGCGTGATGGAGATCAGCAGCGTGCTCGAGAGAGAAACACGGTCTGTGCATGAAATCCTGGCTCGGGAGGACGCGACATGATTACGCAAGGCGTTGGCGCACCTCGGGTAATGGACGGACAGACCGGCAAGCAACTGACGAATGCGTTCGTCACGGTCAAGACGGCCGGCATCCGCGAGCTTGCAGAAAAGCTGGAGATGCTTGGTGCCAAGATGGGCGAGCCGAAGGCGCTCGAGAACTGCGTCAAGCTGGCCGGCAAGCACATTGAGAAGGGCTACAAGGCCAAGATCAACGACGTGACCGGCAATCTGAGTAAGTCGGTTCGCATTTATACGAAGACCTACGATGCGGCTGCCGTGGCGATCATCGGCCCGTGGCAGACCGGAACAGCCGGTGCCACGTCAAAGCAGGCGTCGGGCAACGCGGCGTGGCTCCACGAATTTGGTAGTGACGCCAGAAAGCCTGGGACGAAAGGTCGCCGCACCTATCTGAATGTTCACCAAATGATCAACGGGAAGATGAAGCGGCATTCGTCGGCGAACAATCAGCAGTTCGCGAATATGTCGAAGGGCTACTACTTCTTGATGGGCAGCATCAACGAAGCCACTCGTCAGGCGGGCATGGGCAAGGGGTATCCCCACGACTT